AAATAGATTAATTAGAATTTATAAATAGATTAATTAGAATTTATAAATAGATTAATTAGAATTTATAAATAGATTAATTAGAATTTAAAAATAGATTTTATTGGAATTTTAGAAACAATTGACCGAATATTCTCTCAATTTTTTTGAAATATATTGTTTGTTATTTTAAGGAGATTTATAAAAAATGATTTGATTATTATTTATAAAAAATAATAATCGATTATGACGAGAGAATTGAGAGATGTCGAGATTAATGAATATATAAACTCATTTATATATATTTATGATTTATATAAGGCGAATGGAAAGAATTATGAATTAACTTTGGAAGAAATTTCTAGTGTTGATAATAGGAAATCAAATGGTTTTCATATGATTTTATTGGAGATTATTGGAATTGATAATTTCAAAGATGAAAATCTTAATAAAATCGTGAAGAAGAATAATCTGGCAATTCCATTTGATAATTATAATTATTCAAATAAGATTATTAAGATTTATAAGGATTTATTTAATAATAGAATTACTTATGAGATTTTCAATGAAATTATGAAGAGTTCATTAATCATCCTCATAAAATCTGGAAGAACTCATAAACATCTCATTAAATTCAACGAAGTTCATTTATCTTCGACGGATTTAATGAGGATTATGGATGTTGATTACACAAATGAAACTTGTCTCATCTGTCTCGAAAATATAAATGATTATCCTTCGTTTAGGATATTTAATTGTTGTTTCTCTAAAACTTGCTCCACTTGTTTCAAATCAAATGATTTCAAATGTCCTATTTGTAATGAAAAATCACCAACCTTGATTTCTTATTGATTTTTGTTTATTAAAAAATGATATAATTAATTAAACAAATTATAATTAATAATGATAAAACCAAATTTTATTGAATTATGTGCTGGTTGTGGTGGTTTATCAACTGGACTAATTAAATCAGGTTTTATGCCATTATTATTAAATGACAATAATAAAGATTGTTGTTTAACATTAAAAGAAAATCATAATGATACTATTATTATTCAAGAAGATATGAATAATATAAACTTTGATATTTATATTGATAAAGTTGATTTATTATGCACTGGATGTCCTTGTCAATCATTTTCTTATGCTGGAATTAAAAAGGTTTAGATGATCCAAGAGGAGATTTATTATTTAAATTTATTGATATTATAAATTTAATAAAACCTAAAATATTTCTAATAGAAAATGTTAAAGGATTATTAACACATAATAAAGGAGAGACATTTAAAATTATTATAAATAAATTAAAAGAAAATGAAAATTATAATATTTACTATAAATGTTTAGATGCTTCTAAATATGAAGTTCCACAAAAAAGAGAAAGATTGTTTATAATTGGTGTTATTATAAATATTAAAAAAAGTTTGAATATTAAAACTTTAATGGATGTATTAACAAATGTTCCTATATCACAAGGTTCAAAATATTCCAAAGAAAAAATTGAATTATTTAAATTAATCAAACAAGGAGGATGTTGGATAAATTTACCACAAGAATTACAAATGAAATATTTAGGAAAATCTTATTATTCACAAGGAGGCAAAAGAGGAATATTATATAGATTAAGTTTAGATAAACCATATTTGACGCTTTTATGTAGTCCTTCTCAAAAACAAACTGAAAGATGTCATCCATTAGAAGAAAGACCTTTAACGATAAGAGAATATGCTCGTATCCAAACTTTTAGTGATGATTATAAATTTATAGGAAGTATAACATCACAATATAAACAAATTGGAAATGCTGTTCCAGTAGAATTAGCAAAAAAAATTGGTGAAAAAATAATTGAATTATTTTAATTAATATTTATCAATAGTTTTTTTTAAAAAATCTAATATAAATTCTAAATTTTCTCCAAATATATTTTTTAAAAACACATATCCAATTTGAATTTCTATATTATCTTTTATTAATTTTTTTTTTATTTCCTTTTATCATTTATTAATCCATATATACAAGTATATTCTGGATTTTATTTTTTAAATTTAATTAATTTTTCAATATTAGTTTTTCGTGATGAATGATTATCTGTGTTTGTTCTATTTTTTAATTCGATTGCCATTTTTCTTGATATTGAAATAATATCAAGACCAGTTTCATTTCCTATTTTTAATTTAGTAAAATCTTGGTAATTTCCAATCGCCTCCTCCCAAATTTCTCCAATTTTCATTTGTTTATGTTTTTCCTTCAATACTATTAATTTTATTTCATCATTTTGTTTAGTATTTAATATATCATAATTATATATATATTTTTCATTTCTGTTTAAAATTTTTTTATAAATAAAATCAATCATTTTTTATTTTTATATGTTCGTCGATTAATCTCAAAATTTCTTGTGGAACTTCACTTAATTTTAAGAAAAGACTTTTACTTCCTACAATCTCTTTCTTATTTAATATCAAATGATAAGATATTTCATCAAATTCATTTTTATTTTTATATAAAATCAAAAGAGGTCTATTTAAATAATTTGTTTGAGCTTTATATAAAGTCGATGAAACTATAAGATCTTCGATATTACCACGAATATCAGCATCTTTTGTCGTTCCATAAAACGCACGATGAATGGTTATGATTGATATATTCAAAAGTTCGGCAAGGGATATTACCATCAAATCATTAAGCGGAAGACCTTTTTTAATAATCTTCTCGATTAAATCAATCTTTTCGCTATTTGTTAAATTCGAATAGGCGTTTTCCCAGAAAGAATTAACATTTGTATATTTCTTTCCATTTTCTTTTGAAAAAGTTGTTAAGATGATTTTATCATTTAAAAGAGTTTTCATATTTGTTTCATCATTTCTAATTGCTTTTAATTTAGAATATGTCGCTTCTAAAATTGTTTGATAATTGATATTCATATTAATAAATTTTGCCAACCATTCCACGAATTCCTTAAAGGTTCCTTCATTATAAGATGGAACTTTGAGAATTTCCATAAAATACCAGATGCTCTTTTTATGCATCGTCCATTTACTTTCTAATTTCTGGAATTCTCCTTTAAAAATTTGTGGTAAATTTGCGATATTTTCTTTAACAATTTCTCCTTTTTTGAAATTAAATTCTTCGGTTTTTAATTTAGATATATAAAAATCATTTGTAGGTGCCGATGGATGATAATTAAGGAGTTCTATGGGAATTCCATTATTTAATGCTACTTGTGAAAATACATATTGATTATGATTTTTATCTATATTTATGACAGGATTTAAGAAATCATATTTATAATAGATATTGATTTTATTCAAATAATTTCTCATATGACGAATGCTATATATAGGAATTTCTTCTAATATAATTTTAATTTTATTTAAATTTAAATTCTTCTTATCTTTCACAACAATCTTCAATAATTCATTCAAATATTCTCTTCGTGATAATAATTGAAGTTCTTTTAATTTATCTTCCGTTAATACCTTCAAGAGATTTGTGAAAACGAAAGATTGAAGTTGAAACCATTTTTTATTATCTTCTAAACTTTCATTTTGATAGATATATAAATCATCTTCCACTCTCGTATGGATTATTTGCGACCCATCTAATTCCTTTCTGGGAAATTGAAGAATTGTATAAACTTCATTCACTTCTCCTTCTTGTTTAATATCAGCGTCTAAATCACCTAAATCATATTTGATTTTATATGCTATTGCTTTTTCTTTAAATAATTCCAAATCATTAACGAGGATATTAATATTAAATTTAATTCCATTATCTACCAAATCATCATAGAAATAGATTTTGGAGATTTTGAAGTCGCTAATGATTTTTTCCAAGAAACTAATTCCAATTTTATCAATTGTTATGAGAAATCCTGCTTTTGTTAGGAAATGTTCGATGGATAAATCGCTGTTGATGATTATGGCGGTTATTTGAAATTTTAGATAATTTTTGAGAACTCGTGAATTAATCCAAGTTTGTAAGGAGGATAGGTTTTGATAAATATTATTATAATTTTCATAATTAGAATTTTCACTACACGCCTTAAATAAATCATTTAATTTTGGAAATTGATTTAATTTGAAATTTTTGATAAGTTCTTTATTCCTATATTTCAATTCAAGAGGTTCATAATATTTCTTCTCTTTTATAAGCATAATTAAATCCGGATTAATATCTTTTAAAGAACTTATTAAATCGCTAAATGATGTATAATAAGGACAGATGATATTCACCATTTTTCCATTCTTCTCCCAAATGATTAGAAGTTTATTATAGAGGATACTTAATAAGGAGAAGAGATAATAAGGAGATTTAGGGATTTGATATGAATTTGTTTCAAGATAATCCAAGAATTTATTATAACTTCTATAAATTGCTAAAAATCGTGATAATTTAATATCATCTTCTAAATCACATAATTTATTAATCTCTGGATAATTTTTAAGATGTTGAAGAAGTTCTTTCACATTTTTATCATCTGGAATGATTGGAAGTTTATCCATAAATGCCTTACAAACATTTCCATTTTCTATACTTAAAAAGGTTATAAGATTTAAACGCTTTTTTATATCCTTAATTAATTCTAGTTTAGATTTCATATCTAAAACTTCTGCGAGAGCATTCATAATACTATCTGTTGAAGGGTCTTTTGGTAATTTATGAGGAATTCCTTTTCTTATCAAACAACCTTCATCTTTCGAAATATCTTTCGAACAATTTTGATATTTAGTTTCAGGAAATAATAATTCGTGGAGTTGTTGAGGAATTATTCCAAGTCTTCCAATATCAACTGGAAGTTTATCCACGAGATAATTCTTATCCTTTTCTTCTATAACCGCCTTCAATTTCTCTTCTGGATTATATCCCTTATAATTCTTACATTTATTCAATTCTTCTTCTTTTGGAGGTTTTTTGAAACAACACGGAATACATAAATCATTTTCATTAGGTTTTTTTAGATTTACATATCTTTTCACATCTTCTTCATTAGGATTATTAAAAAAACTTTCAATTATTTCTTCATTAGGTAGAGGACATTTCTTCGTCGTTGGGTCTGCTGGAACCTTACTATCCTTACACCAAAAACGAGGACATATATAATAATTTAATTTATCCTTCTTACTACCATAAGCAATATCATTATCAACAAAATAAGTTCCATTCGCAATCAATTCATCTCTTTTTTCAGGAGAAACTACGAAAGGTTGGTTTTTCTTTTGACATTTACCTCTCGCATAATTTTCTCCAAAGAGGTCTTTATCGGCATTTTGAAGTAGATTTATCCTATATCTCTGGTCGTCATTATCCTTTACTCTACTACCTCCATAATCACTCGAAGAAGAAGACGAATAATTCATTTTTCCTAAATCTTCATCATCGCTTTTTTCAGGAGACGGTGAAGGTGATGGTGTTTTCTCTTTGATTGGTTTCTTAATAGGTTTCTTATCTGCTTTTTTAAATTCTTGGGAAGAACTGATGATTTTAGAAATCCAATACATAAGATTATCTAATTCATTTTTATTAGGGATATTATGAATGATTACTTCAAAACCGAATTTCGTGGATTTTATAATAACGATAGTATTTGATTTCTTTTCAACTAATTCAGGTTTAATATTCTTCTCTTCTAATTCATTTAATAAGGTTATTTCATCATCTATTAATGTTTTTGCTTCTTCTTTTGATTTATTAAAAGTCAATAATTCTTCGACTAATTCATCTATATCGACACCAAAAAGAAGACGGTTTTTAATATAAGAATTGAGGTCAAAAGGTTCAGTCGAATAATTTGAACTTCTTTTATAGATGAGATTGATGGTATTTTTGAAACTAATAGTTTTAAAGATGTCTTGATATGAGGAGATAATTTTTGCGAGTTTTTCGAGAGAAGCATTTGAGATGGATATATAATTATGAACGATGATGGAGATTGGTTGGAATGTCTTCTTTTCTTCAAAAGTAGTTTCTAAATAAGGTTTAAGATGTTTCTCTTTAATATCTTCAATTGTTTTCCACGAAATATTCTTCCTTAAATCGATGATAAAATTGATTTTAATGGAGAGGTCTTTAAATATGGTTAATTTTATATAACTTCCATTTTCTTCTTTTAAGAGACAATAGCAATTAATACAATTGAAATCTGTTAATTTATCTAATGAAGTCCATTTTTTAAGATTAAATGAAGATATATTATGATTAAGGAATAATTTATGGAGGAGAGTGAAATTATCATTTGTCCATTGCACCATTTGGACAAATTTATTTGTATTTAATTTCATAAAAACATCGGCGAGTGTTAAGGATTGATTTATTTTTGAGGAAAGTTCAAAACGATAGATATTAAATCTATTTTCAACAATAGGCGAAGTATCTTGTGTATCTAATAATTGAAGTTTTTTATATTTCTTATTTAATCCTTCTAATGTTGGAAATGTTTTATCGGTGAAATAATAAGGATTGTCTTTCAAATCTGGAAAATCACTTTCAAATATGATATTGAGGAAATTAAAATCACAATTGCCTTGGGTAAATTTATAGATGACTGGTTCTTTAATAACAGGGTCTTTTTTTAGAGGATATTTGAGTTTTAGAGGATTTGGATTATAATCTTTCCATTTGATATTATCTATTGAATATAAGAGATTAGGGAAATTTAAATTCCAGACATAGAAACGACCTTTATGAATTGTTGAAGCAATCCTAGAAATTCCATCTTCAAGACTATCATCATTATAGATTTGAATATCATAATTTTCAAATTTTTCGATTGAAATCCATCGTTTAACTTTAATGGATTTCAAAGGCATAGTTCTATTTAATTAATATTTATTTTTTAATAATAGGAATAATGTCATCTGGTATATGTAAAAATGAAAAGGAGGATAAAAAAGAAGAAAAACGAGAGAATAAAAATACATTTAAATTTTGGATTTATATGGCATTTATAATTCTCGGTTTATTATTATTAATCATTATAATCGTAATTATTTATTCATTATTATCTAAACATCCAATCGATACGACAACTATAAATAAACCCATTACAAATTCACAATCACTTCCATTATTTAATTCAACTTCTATAAATTCCGTTCAAAATCTTTCACCTCCAAATCTTTCAACAACGAATATATCAATCCCTCATCCTACCGAAGTTAAGAAACCATTTTTATCAACTTTAATGAGTGATACAACTAAAAAAACAAATCAAGCAATATCGACAATTGGAAAAACAACAAGCGAAACTATTAAACCTTTATTAAATCGTAAAATTCCTGTTAATAAAACAGGAGGATTTAGATGTATGAATAGAAGGAGGATTTAAAAAATGATTATGGATTTTATTGAAAGATATTAAATGAAATTTACGGATAAAGAAAGACAGAATTATATTAGACAATTTAATAAATGTAAATTCAAAACACCAGAAGAAGAGTTCTTATATGCGAATGATGTTTATAAGAAATGTTCTAAATGTCATATAAATAAGAAATTGAATGAATTTAAAGGAAATAGTTCTGGAACGGATGCTTTTGATAAAGATGGATATAGATTAAGAAGACCAGAATGTGTTGAATGTAGTAAAATTGCTGTTAAAGGAAAATATATAGCAACAAAAAAGCAAAAGAACAAGGTATTTCTTATAAAGCACCAGAAGGAACATTATGTGCGATATGTAATAATTCAAATAAAGAATTAGTATTTGATCACTGTCATTTAACGAATAAATTTAGAGGATATACTTGTAATTCTTGTAATAAGTCGCTTGGATGTTTTGGAGATAATATAGATGGATTATTGAAGGTGATGAATTATTTATTAAAATTTGAGGAATGTAGAATTATTCAAAATGAGGATGGTTCTCTTTCAAGATGCGATATTTAGACAAATTGAAATATTTTTCTTCTTTTTCTATTCCAATAAATCTCCTATTTAAATTCATAGCACCTATTCCAGTTGTTCCTGAACCAAGACAATTATCTAAAACCAAATCTCCTTCATTCGAATAAGTTTTTATAAGATATTCGATTAATTTAATTGGTTTTTGTGTTTCGTGAATAGTATCATTTTCAATATTAAATTCAATTATTTCATTAGGATAGTTGGTGAATTTTTGAGTATATTCTGTATCACTTAATAATTTATTATTCTTTCCTAAATGATGTTCTTGATTTAACATCTTTCCAATTCTTTTTTGAGAATTTCTTTTTTTAATTTCAACAGGTATTAAACCTTGTGGATTATAAGTCATATTTCCAGTTTTTTTCGAAGCAGAAGCAGCACCTCCAATAGAAAATACACAAATATCTTCGGTGCATTTCATAGGTCTATAATTTGCTAATAGATATTGAGTTGTTTTATTTTTCTTCCAAATTAGATTATATTTAAACCATTCATAATTAGAAGATATAAGCATACTCGTAAAAGGTTGTTGACCGAATAATAATATAACTCCTGATGGTTTTTTTATAATTCTTTTATAATGTTTCCATAAATCACCAATATCAATAATCGTATCCCATTTGCATTTCGTGGTTCCATATGGAAGATCACATAAAATTAAATCAACACTATTTTCAGGAATTAAATACATTTTTTCGATACAATCACCAAAATATAATTTCAAATCATCGGTTATATAATCTTGAATATTTTCAATTTCTTTGGAAGGATTTAATAATTCAATCAATTCTTTTTTTGTTTTTGATTTACATTTATCAATTCCTTTCTTTTCACATTCAATAATCAAATCTCTTTTTAATAATTTACAGAAATCCATTTTATCTATTATATCCTTAATAAATGTCATTTTTTTATGTGAAAATAAAAAATGATTTCTTTCTTTTATGATAAGTTAAAAAGATGAGAAAAATAATTCAAATTAGCGATGAAATCTTCTGGGGATTTAATATGATTATTGATTTAGATAATTATAATTCTTTCGATGAATTGGCAAATTTATTAAAAAATCAATTAATATCATTCTTAACATCTCATAATCTTCTTAATCAAGTTGATATGGCAAAGAAATTAATTCTTCATCATCATAATTATAAATTATATCAAGATTTATATGAAAGTGGTGATGACATCATCTATTTCTGTGGAGGATGTTGTCTATAAAATAGATAAGTTAGATAAACACCTAGAATAAATCCAATTAAAACGAAAAAAAGATATTTCAAAGAATAATATCCAATAATGATTATTATTATTATAAAAATAAGATTATTGATGTTGAGTAATTCCATTTCTTTTTTTTAAATAGATATTAATTTATGATGTCCTACTCTAATATCCGTATTAATCATAATTGGAACACCTGTTTTTTGAATGTTTTTACAAAAGGAAACATCCTCACTACACATATCTCTTAAAATCGTTCCATCTTCACATATAATCTCTTGAAGTTCGCTATTGAAATATGGATAAGACATCTTCTTAAAAACATCCTTCTTCATCGCAAAGAAACCCATTCCAGTATAATTCACAGGCATATATTTAAGACCTGTCTCTTCCTTCCATTTATCCACGAAATCAGGTGTTAGGAATTCAAAAGAACCATTCTTCGTGAAATAATTAGTATCCCATTCCTTAACAATCGCATAATTAGTTAAATTAGACATCCTATACATTCCACTAACTACCGGATGAATATCTGTTGAATCAATTAAATCTATTAGTTGTTGAGGTGTGAAAATAATATCACTATCAATTGTAATCCAAACATCAAAATCAAGATTATTAAATGGTTTCTGTTGAACCCCACGAAGAACATCGAGACCTAGAGTTTGCATTCTCGCAAATGTCACGAATGAAGAGACGCCTGGACTGATTATAATCTCGTATTTTTGACTTTCCCAAAGAACATTTAAAGCACCAGTCCAAGAAATTAGGAATTTCGATGAAAAACTATCGCCAGGAAGACCTATTACAATCTTCTTCTTCGCTGGTTTTGAGGTTTCTTCGTTCGCGACTTCTGGAACAACTTCTTCTTCTACACTTGACATATATAAAACTATGAATTCATATTCTTATATATTTTTTGATAAATATATAAGAAGTAAAAACTATAAATAATAGTTATGGTATTCTCTAATTTAGAATTGAGTGAAGTTGATATTCGTGCTACGCAACCTGATAAAATCATTACTAAATTAAAACCTCATCAATTAACTTCATTATATAAGGCGATGATGATGGAAAACACAGGTGATATTACTTATAAAATCAAGGATTTTCATCAATATTCTCATTTATTTTTTGAGAATGAGAATATCATAAATCCTGAAATAGATGAGACAGAAATAACTATCAAGACGAATATTGGAATTTTAGGGGATAAGGTAGGATATGGAAAGACTTTATTAGGATTATCATTAATCGCCTCAAATAAATTAGATAATATTCATATCAATCCTAATTATATGAAGAATTTTGCTTCACCTCATCATTATAATTATTTAAATATCACAGTTTCTAATAATCTCATTCAAAAGAAACCGAATATCATTAATTCTACTTTGGTAGTTGTTCCACGAGGCCCTGTTTATGTGCAATGGGAAAAGACAATTTTAGAGAAAACATCTTTAAAGATGATTTCAATAACGAATATGAATTTTATTAAAGCTAATTTGCCTAAATATGATGGTTCGAATGAAAAGGAGATTATGGATTTTTTCGAAACTTTTGATTTAGTTCTTATTAAGAATACTACTTTGAAAGTTTTGATTACTCATTATTCCGGTTGTGATTGTTTAAGAAGTTGGAAGAGAATGATGGTAGATGAAGCACACGATATTATTAATAATATTCCAACACATATGAATTATTATTATCTATGGTTAATAACTGGAACTTATAATGATTTATTTACGAAAACAGGATATAGTCATTATATATCCGGAATTAAGGAATTGATGAATAGAAATTCAATTGCTAGTATCATCGTCAAGAATTCTAATGATTTTATTAAAAATTCATTTGATATTCCTGAACCAAATGAGACTTATTATTTATGTAAATTACCGACGAATTATCATATCGCAAAAAGGTTCATTAATTCATCGGTATTGGAGAAGATAAATGCAAATGATTTTGCAGGTGCTATTAGAGAACTTGGAGGGAAGAATGAAACAGAGGATAATATAATTGAATTGGTTTCGAAGGATTTGAAGAGGGGATTATTTAATTTACAGATGGAGCTTTCATTTATTCAAAGTCAAGATATAAATGAAGAGGAAAAAGAATTGAAGATAAATAATATTAAAGTTAAGATTGAAGTCCAAGAGAATAAGATAAATGAATTAACGAATAGAATTAAGGATTTTAAGGAGAATAGTTGTGCTATATGTATGGATGTTTTACAAGACCCAGTTTTATTAGAATGCACTCATTTATTTTGTGGTGGATGTATTTTCAGTTGGTTAAATAGGAATAATAATAATTGTCCTAATTGTAGAAAATCGATTGGAGATTTAAATAAATTAACGGCGATTGTGAAGAAATCGAAACATCAAAATAAAAAAGATGAGATATATTCAAAAGAAGATACATTATTGAAGATAATTGAAAATAATCCTGATGGAAAATTCTTGGTATTCACACAAATTGATAATGGATTTGAAGTCTTCAAAACAAAATTAAGAATGAATAATATAAGCTTCGAACTTCTTAAAGGAACAACTTCACATATGTTAAATATTCTCGAAAGATTTAAAAATGGAATTACAAAAATTATCCTCCTAAATACTCAATATGCAGGAAGTGGAATTGAAATTAATTATGCTACTGATGTAATCATCTTTCATTCAATGGGGTTAGATAAACAACAAGCAATAGGACGAGCTCAAAGAGTAGGAAGAACATCCAAATTAAATATCCATAATCTATGTTATGAAGATGAAATGGTTTATTAATTTATATTTATTAATAGATTTGATTGATATTCATTTCATTTATTTTTATAATTAATAGATTTGATTGATATTCATTTAATTCTATAATATCTATAATATATTTAATTATAAAAATTTATCATATTTCTTAAATTCCGTGCTTGCGCTGCTTCGCTCGCCTGAAAGGCAATCTATTTAATTATGAAGTTTTAATGAAATGCGAATGTTGCGTAGCAACCAAAGCTAAATTAAGAAATAAAATAGAACTATCTCTAACATTTCATTAATCTTATTGAAATATGTTGTTTATTAATCATTATAGAACTTATAATAGATTTATTTTATTATTAAAAATGGAAATAAATATTATGGATATAATAGAAGAAGAATATTGTTAGAAAATAATCGTATAGCGAATATGTCAAGAATAGATTGGGGGAAAACGATGGCAGTTTCTAATCAATATATACAAAGAAATATATTAAGATATATGTTAGAAAAATTTGGATATTATATTTATTCTACTGATGATATTGAGATAAATCATCTTATAAATAAAAATAATTCGTCTGGATATGATTTATTAATTATTACACCAACTAATAAAAATATTCGTATTCAAAGTAAATTACGACAAGTTAATGGAAATGAAGATTATAGTCATCAAATTCATTTTGAAACAACAAGAAGAAATTGTGAAAAAAATAAAAATCATACAGGTCATATTTGTTATTCATTAGACGAATTTGATTTTGTAATGGTTTCTATGGTTAATGATAAATATAATAGAAATAAAATTAAAAATTGTAATTTATGGAGTTATTCTCTTATTTCTATAAAAGAAATTGAAGATAAAATAATTGTTGTTATAGTTATATAAAACCTGAAATATTAAAAAGGAATATTATCAAAATAAATGATGATATACAATTTAAATTACAAATTTTCTAAAAATATATCCTTTCCTTTTTCATTTATATCAAATAATATAAATCTTCTATTTGTATTACACCAACCGAAAAGATAAATGGGACAAGATTATTATAAAAAATATAATAATTTTGTTATTTATTTTTTCTGTTGGTGTAATACAAGCACGACCAAGAGTTCCTGAACCAGCAAATATATCTAAACAAACATCATTCTCATTTGTATATAATTTCACAATTCTTTCAAGTAATTTAACTGGTTTTTGTGTGGCATAATCTATTTTTTCTCCATTTTGAATATTACTAATATCACTCCATATATCTCTCAAAGGAATATCTTCCATTTCATCTAAAAATCTTTTAATTCTTGGAATACCTTCTTTATTATATTCTAATCTATTTTCATTTTGTAATTTTTCCATCTTTTCTTTATTGATATACCACTGTCTTTCATATCCATTCCATATATATCTTAAATTTATTCGTGGATTAATATCTGGTTGAGAATTATATAAAGCAGTTGTTACATATTTCGCAAAATTTAACATTTGATTTTTTTTTATATTCCTCATCATAATCAAAATAAAGTGGATTAAATGTTTGTTTATTTGTTTTTGAATAAACAATCAAATTATCGTGAAATCTATTTAATTTATATTTATTTTTAGCATTTCCACCAGTTTTCCATATTATTTCATTTCTAAAATTATTATCTCCAAATATTTCATCACATATAAATCTAAAATAATGTGATATTTTTGGTTCAATATGAATAACTATTGTTCCTGTCTTTTTTAATACTCTATGACATTCATATAATCTTAATTTTATTTTTAAATTTATCTTCAAAATCGTAAAAATCTCTTCCTGTATTATATGGAGGATCTAAATAAATTAAATCAATTGTTTCATTTGATAATTCTTTTATTAAATCAATATTATCTCCTATTTGATAATTATCATCATTAATCATAATAGGTTTTGATTTAATCTCAATTATTTTAATTAATTCTTCTCTTTTTATTACTATAACCTTTTATTCCAAGTTCTTTACATTTTTCTTTTAGTGATTTTAATGTTAATTTTGTAAAATCCATAGATAATATTTTATATAATACTTTTAAAATCATTTTTTAAATAAAAATATTATAATAGAAATAAGAGAAATGAATTGTCCTATTAAAATGGCAGATGGTCGTTATTTTACAAATTATGAACCTCGTTGTATTAGAAATGCAAATTTAAATGAATTAATGGCGAAGAATAATATCACGAATTCCAGTTACGAACAGCGATTATTTCTTCAACAAAATTCACAAATGATTATGGAAATGGAACAAAAGAAAGCGATGGAAGCGGTGTTTCCTTGTATCCCTTGTAAAACTGGCGAATTAATAAATGAAACCAATAAACAAATGGATAATAAATATTTCGTCAGTTGTGATGGTGTTTCTTGTAAAACATCAATTATTAATCCTGATGGAATTGGAACTACCAAAAATTTTTAAATCTTATTATAAATAAGGTTAAATAATGAATTTTACGAATGATTTTGTATCTTGTATGATTACTTTAAATGGAATGAATGTTAATATCAAAGGAAGTTTAAGAAATCCTTCTGTATATAAAAAGAAAATTGTTATAGCACCCGCACCATCTTCTAAATTAACCTCTTTTTCAGGTTCAGCACTTCCCTTCCCTAATGAAGAAATCGCCTTCGAAAATACCAAGAATTTATTCGAAATTAAAAATGATGGTGTTATTGAAACCATCTTCGCATATCCTAATAGTTATTATTCGCCAGATGGATTAACTAAAATAAAATCACCCATCATATTCATCTTTGATGATAATAAATTCATCGTGGAATTAAATGATTTATGTCCGTTAAAAACATTAAGGGATAGAAAAAGAAGTGATCCGTCATTTTACGCTCTTAAAGAAATTTTACTTCCTATTGGAACCGCCGAAGAAACGATGAAGAATTATTCATTCGCAAAGATTAAATATAATATCGCCTAATCCTTATTTTTTTTGAGAAGTATCTTATTTAATGTTCTCAATTCCTTTGAAATCGAACCAAGTTGTGTCGCTACATTATTTCCCTCCTCATCTACAAAGAAATTTTTAAGAAGTTCATAATTGATAATAGTTGGATCATATTCCTCATCATCATCATCATCATCATCATCATCGTCCTCATCATCTTCGTCATCGTCCTCATCTTCATCTTCGTCTTCGTCTCTTTCTTTATTATCATCCGCATCGCTTTCATCTTTATCCTTAACCTCGATTTCTTCTTTTGTTTCTTCAAGGGAACAAACACTATTTTTATCGTCTTCTTGATTAGGCATTTTTTTATAAATAGAAGTATTAAATTAATTCTTATATAATTTTTAGTTATATAAGAATAGAAAATGAATGTTTTAATCATAAAAATATTAGGATTTCTTATAGGATTATTTACTACTTTGGTTATAATTGATATATATGATATTAAAAGGAAGAAAGTGGAGACATTTCAAAATAAACCAATCATTCCACTCGCAATTCCAAAAGAACACGAACAAATGATTAATGATGATTTAGCTTTAATTCCATATAATTCATATAAATATATGTGTATAAATACTTTTTTTGATATTACTAAAATTGATAATAATAAAAATAGATGGTATGAATGTGATTTAGAAAAAGAGAAGGTAATAACTACAAATGAAAATTCTTATTTCACATTTGATAAGATTATTAATGTTAAACCAAATACTATTAATAATAATGGAGCATATGGAGCGGATATAAATGGAGTTGAATTACGAGGCCCAAAAAGTTTTTATTTTGCAAATAATATCGATACGAATGAAGTTAGTGAATTTACGATTTTGATGTCTATGAAAATTAAGGATATAACATCGAAACATAATATCATCTTTGAATTGGCAGGAAATACTGAAATTATTAATGGTGAAAAACCTAAATATCTAATATCCATTATTAATGTTAATATCAAACAAAATGAGAAAAATAATTATGATTTTATTATAACTGTTGGCGATAGTATTTATTCAGGTGAAATTAATAATATTGAGAAAACCACTCTTAAAAATAATGATTTCATCGTCATCGGTCTTATTTATACAAGTAGCGAAATTACATTTCTCCTTAATAAACAAATTTTTAAATATAAAACCAAAGGAAGTTTTAAAGTGAAATTAGGTTCAACGCCGATGATTATAAATAAACAAGGATTAATGAATATCCATCTTTATAGTTTTGTCTTCTATAAAACTCCCCTACCTTCAATTGAATATCTCAAATTCTTCAAACATAATTATCACTATCTATCCGGATTAAATAAAGCAATCGAAAGTGCTAAACCTGTTCCAGAATTACCAAAAGAAATAGGTGTTAGAGATGATATAGATATTAAATTAAGGGAATTAGAAACTAAATTAGAAACTAAATTAAATAAAACGATGGAAACAAAATCATTAAGCGAAGCAAATATTAAATATGAAAATATAACCCCTTTTGATATTACAAGTATTCGAAATACAGAAGTAGAAAGTCCCCTAAATTTCCTCTTTTAAATTCGTTTATTTAAAGATTATAATCATATTTTTTCTTAATAAAGATAATGAATGATTTGTTAGAAATTAATGTGGATAATATAAGTTCAGGAAATAAAAAACTTCTTGATACTGACCTTCTTTTTAATAAAACTAAAATTAGTAATGAAATCGCCTCATTATCTTCTATGTCATCCCTTTCTTCTCAATCTTCCATAAAATCACGAGAAAAAGTTAAAATTAGAAATGATAAAATGAAAGATGAATTTAATGATAAAAAAAGATTTAAGAAAATTGAAAGCGATGATGAAGCGGATGAAGAAAGTGATGATGATGATGATGATGATGATGATGAAAGCGAAGCGAGTGATGCGAGTGAAGGGGATGAAAGTGATACGAGTGATGTTAGAAGTGTAGATGGAGGGATGAAAAAGAAGAGGAATGAATTACAAGAGAAAAGGGAGATTTTATATCAATTAAATCGTCTTCAAGCGAAGGGACATGAAATTCCTCATAATTTCACTATGGCAAGTGATTTGAATGAGATGAAGAGTGAATATGAGAGGATTGTTCGTGATAAGGATACGGATGCGAGTATTCGTTTCCAGAGAAAGATGATGATGGCATTCGTCACAGGAACAGAATATCTTAATACGAGATATGATCCTTTTGCGATTAAATTAGAAGGATGGTCGGAACAAGTTCATGAAAATATCACGGATTTTGATGATATATTTGAGGAACTTCATAATAAATATAAATCGAAGGGGAAAAAGATGGCACCGGAACTTCGTCTATTCATCAGTTTAAGTGGAAGTGCCTTTATGTTCCATTTAACTTCAAAGATGTTTAAAGAAAGTTCTATTCCTGGTGTCGAGGAGGTTTTTAAGGCAAATCCGGTATTAATGAAACAATTTCAAACGGCAGCTGCCAAACAATTTGTATATAAAAATATGGGAGGTGGTGAAGAACCGGAGGAGAGACCGAGGAAACAACAACTACAACAAGCGAATAATGGATTATTTGGGATGATTGGAAATTTGTTTGGTGGTTTAACGAATAATCAACCTTTTAATAATTCACCAAAGATGAGAAGTGAGAAACCTATGAATGATATAAATAATATCATCAGTTCAGTTCATAATAAGATTTCACCGAATATTGATGAAGATAATAGAATTGAGACTTTATCAATTAGCGATGAAGAGATTACATCGATTATCGAAGATGCTACAGATGTTAATTTATTAAAGAAATCAGTAGGAAGAAAAAATAAAAGAACTTTAAATATTTAAATTACTTACGACCTTTTGAAGAACTCTTCTTTGTTCCTAATTTAGTCAATTCTTTTTTCGTATTGGAGACAAATGAACTTATTTCACCAATATCCTTCTTTATTGTTGAAGGAACCTTTGAAAGAGAACCAATAGGGTCTCGAATAACTCCACGAATATTACCACTCGTCTCATTTAATTCACGAATTACGGTGAATACAACAGCAACACTAACAGCAATTATGAAATGAAGGAGGAAGAGGATGAAGATGAGGGCGAATTCGATAAGAGAACCAATCATAATAATCTCACGACGAATATCAACGGAACATTTACATTTCTCATTCACGAGGAAACGAGTATATTGGAAGACTATATAGAGATAATAGATGAAGACGACAGTAAAGATTAAATCAATAAAAACTTTGAAGAAGAGGAAGGTTGCTCCAAAATTCTCTTTAAGCATTTCATCAGAAACAAAACCTGTGAATATGAGATAGATTATGGCGAATAGTGTGAAACCTTTGATGAAATTTGAATTCGGTGAAATAGCACATTCACATCCTTTCGCCTCTAAACTCGTCATATAAGTATAGACAAATATCAATAATGCTATGGTTAAAACAGCATTAATAATTTTGATTAAATAAGAGATAGAAAAATCATTCATTTTAGTTCTATTTAATTAATAATATTATTTTTGAGGATTAAAAAATATCTTTCTTTTTGTTGGTTCAATATAATTGAGATTAAAGAAATTGAATATTGCCTTTTCACTATCCATTTCAGGAATTTTTATAATTCTATCTTTAAATCCGTGTTCGCTTAAAGACAATCCATATTTATTTTTAAGATAATCCCTTAATCCTACATTAAATTCAGCAGATCCTGTGAAATGAAGTAAGGAATAATAATATTCTTCACGAGGACATACTAGAATATCCAATTTCCTTGCCGGACTTTTATCATCTATCTTCACTATTCCACCAAATTTAATATCACCAATAGCGACAACTTCCTTCACATATCCTATCTTCTTCAATTTTGAAATATAATCTTTCAAATTAAATGAATCAGATTTCATTATTAATATATCAATATCTCCCATAGAATTATTACCTCTTCGAAATGAACCAACGAATTCGTGTGTTAATTTCTTCAAATCTTTCTCCAATAATTCCTTATGTCTATGATATTCCTCCAAAGGAATTCGTAAATTCAAATCCTTATAATATTGAAGACCTATCAATTGATTTTTATTTAAAAGATGTTTATTTTTCTCCAAATCGGCAATTGATCTAATCCCTTTATCAATCAATTCCTTAATCTTCGCATCACCAATCCCATAAATCTTTTTAAGTTCCAATTGAATTTTAAAATTAACATCTTTCTTAATCTTCTCCTCTTCATATTTAATAACTCCATCATCTATCAATTGTTTAACTTTCAAAGCAATTCTATCACCAACTTTTATATTCTTTATAAAATCATCATAATTCGTTATAGAACCTTCATAATTATATAATTGATTTAGAACTTTGGAATAAGCAATCGCTTTATATGTATTTTTATTTAAATTTTCAAAATCTCTTATAGTTTTTAGATGTTTGATAATAGATGTTTTTAAATCTTTATTAACTAATTTCTTTCCTATTGCTGATGTTCTTGAAACACATCTATTCGTTTTTGGATTTAAGATTTTATCAGGGGGACAATTCATAACTTCTCTATTATTTTCATAATTTTAAATTTTGTCGAATATTCAAAAGAATTTAAATCAAGTTTTTTGAGATTTTTATTTATTTCATCATCTTTATAATAATCAAATATCAACATCAATTCATCCAATAATAATTCTATAATATGTTTATAATTATTCGTTTTAAGATATTCATTCAAATCTCTCGAAATCTCATTCGAAATTTGTTTGATAATCTCTTGATTTTTTAAACGATTTAAGATAATTAATAATGCTTTTAAAATAGATAAAGAATTCTTTTTTAATTTCACATAAAGACAATATTTATCATAATTCTCATTATCATATAAAACCTTATTTTCTATTTTAATATCTTCCGCAATCCATTCCTTATTTTCAATAAAATTATTCGTATATATCTCTATATTATTATTAATAAATTCATTATCAAATAAAAATAAAACATCAATATATATATTATTTGATGATGCTTTTATGAAATTGATGAGAACTTCAAAAAGCAATTTCTTAATCTTCATATCACCAATATCATTAATAAATAAGGAAATCTTTGAATATATAATCTCCTTATTCACATCCGTCAATTTATTCAAATATGATGTAAATTCCTTCTTACATTTCATATCATCACTAAAATCTATGAGAATTACTCGTGGTTTCGTTCTATTTGGATTAACAGGTGTTTTCGTCTTTTTCATCGCCATTATCTTCTTCTTCTCCCATAAACTCTTCGCATCATAATTAGAAACAAAACAATTATAATTTGTTAATAATTCTGTCGCTTTCCTAACCAAATTCTCATTTAATTCCAAATCCTTCTCATAAAATTCCTTGAAGATAGATAAATGATATTTAATCAACCCTAAATCATTATTATCCATCCTTTTCTTTATATTAAAAATTAGTTTAATTATCTTTAAACATCTTTAATTTTCGTCGAGAATAATGAAGGATAAAACAAAAGATTATAATTTATTAGCATAGTTTCAATATCATAAATAATAAAAAGACCATATATCAATTATACGACACTTGTTAAAAATGAATATTGATTATTTAAGAGATTTCATAAATTCCTCCATATTTTTTGTTCCCATACTTGAATTACAATTTTGACATATTGGTTTAAGATTGCTTACGATGGTTTCGCCACCATTTGCTTCTGCTATAATATGACCACAATTAAATGACAATTGAATAATATCAGTAGAATAACAACACATACATTTAGATTTACCAATATCTTCTCCAATATTAGTATTCCATACAAGTCTTTTAATTGTAGCAGAAATAGTTTTTTTCTTTTTTTTCTTATCATTATCTTTAATAGTTTCGCTTTTCTTTACATTAATCTTTATTGAGGTCTTTTTAACTTCTTCTAATTTTTCTTGCTCTTGAACTTTTAGTAAAATATCATATAATTCATCATACATATTTATTTCATCATAGAAATGACTATTATTGATATCACCATTTATTCTAACATTTTCTAATTTGTCAATAAAATCAGTAATATTTTCAAATGTATCAAATTTAATTAATGAACTAACCTTTAAAACATAATATTCTTTTTTGAATTTAAAATTTTTTATATATTTATCAAATATATTATCAATTTCAATATTATTTTTGTTATTTATTAATTCTATAATAATTTTTAATGTATTTAATTTTTTTATATCATATTTTATAATAATATCATAATTGAATGGTGCTAATACTCTATAATATGATGGAATTTTTAATCTTTTATCAATATCATCATATAATTTAGAAATTCTTTCATAAATAGTTTTTGACATTTAGTATTATTACAATTTTTAAATAAATAAATCATTTTTTTTTCATCTATAAAACTATTAAATATATTAAAATACCTATCAAAAATGTTTCAAAATATTATGATATATAATTAAAATACTTATCTTTAAACATCTTTATTTTCATCAAGAATTCTATCAATCAAATTTGCTTTTGTGCCTTCTTGGGATAGACCTAATTCTTGACATTTCTCCTTTAATTTATCCAGATTAAGTTTTTGAAGTTTCTTCTTATTTGTCGAAGAACTTATGATAGATTGACTATCATCCGTAGTTATAACATCCTTCTTTAAATCAAAGATTTCTTCTTTTACTGGTTTTTCATCTTCTTTAAGGATTTCGTCAATATCAATTGAAGCAGGTTCTTCGTCATTTGCGAAGATTTCATTCATAAAAACATTTGCAATTTCAATTTCTTCATTCTTTAAATCACTATTTTCGATATGTTTAGGGGGATTATTAAGTTCCATTTCTATTTTAGAGAAACGTTCATTTAAGATATAAACATCATTTTCCACAATAAAGATTTTATAAATGAGATAAATTATCAAAAGAAGTATTAGAAACATAAAGACATATTGAATAAGATTATTCATACTGGTTAAATTACTTATCATTTTCCTAACTCCTCTAAATATAATTTGTTTTTAATTTCTATCGCACTATTTATGATTTCATCTTTTAATTTATGTTTTTCCAATAATTCAATAGCGATAGTTTGTCTTGAACCTCCTCGTTTTATTTTATAATCAAAATGATATTTATCATCTATTTTATTCGCACTTACAGATAAATTAATGAAATTATATTTCTTCTCTAATTCAATTAATTTATGAAAATGAGTTGTTATTATTAAACGAATTCCTTCCAAATTTCCAAGATATTTAGCAATTGAATAAGCGACGGAAATCGCTTCTAATGGAGGTGTGGAGTGCATCGGTTCATCTAATATAAAAACACCCCTCTTATTATTCCTTGAAACTTCATCAGCAATTTCAATCATCTTATTACAATAAGAAGTTTCTGCTTCGAAATAAGAGGAAACACCTACTTCATCTCTTATTCTCATAATTGATATTAAAGCATCATATATAATCATTTCACCTCGTAAGGCATTTATAATTCCTAATGATTGAGATAAGATGATATTAGAAGCAATTGATTTCACATAAGTTGTCTTTCCACCGGCATTTACACCTGTGATAATTAAATTCTTTTCTAATGAAACTGGATTAGATTGTTGTATATTTAAAAGGGGATTACGAATATCGAGGATTTTAGTTTTATTTGAATAAATAGGAAGCGACCAATTTTTATCTTTTTTAAGCTTTGTGATGGAATTTATGGCGTCTAATGTATAAATGATTTTGAGGATTATTAAGATTTCATCTTTGAGATTTTCATCTTTCCATAATTTATAAATTGAGGATAAATCATAATTTAGCTTTTCCAATTTATCTAAATTGAGATGTTGAGGAATTTTATAGAGATAATAAGGATGCCATAGATTTTTTGAAGATTTTATGATGATTAAAGAAGTTTTGATGAAATTAATGAGACCTTTCATCTTCTTTAATAAATCATCACGAGTTTTATAGATAATATATGAAATAACGAATGTTTGATATATACTATATATATAAATGAAGATATATATGAGAATTGAAATGAATTTAAATAAATCTTTTCGATGATTTCCAGAAGGTTTTAGAATGATTTTAATCATTTGAACGAAGATTTTAAGATATTGATGAAGTGAGATATTTAATTTCAATTGTTTATTTATATAAAAGAAGGGAGCGAGAAGGATTGAGATAGGATAGAAGAAACAAGAGAGAGGAACGAAGAAGATTTTATAAAGATGATAGAAGTCGAGAAAAAAACGATAATTATTAAGTTTATTAAGTTGATAAAGATATGGGAATAGGAGTTTTATGGAGGAATTTTCATCAATTTCTTTTTTTAGATTTAAAATCCATAATAAATCCTTTTCATTCTCTTTGAGAATTTGGAGATGATATTTAAGGAATTCAAATGAAGTCTTTTGTCGTTTAAGAAGAAGTTCTTTATCATTTATAGGATTTTTGATGAGATGATTTATGATAATTGAACCGCCTATTGTAGAAGGTTTATTAGAAATCCATTCATCGATATTTGTATCATTATAAATATTTTCACTTATCTCGATTTTATTAGAGATTTCAAAATCGTTGAGAATGGGATGGAGAATAAGTTTAATTTGTTTTTCATTTATATCAAAGATTTCCATAATTATTAATAATAGATGATTATATTTTAATGATTTCAATCTCACTTAAAAAAATGATTTGAATAATAAATTAAATCATTTATAGATGTTTGTGATTATTATAAATAATAATTATATTTATAAAATTCAAAAACTTCCATTTGAAACTGATGAAAATGCGTATAGAAGAGGATGGTTTATTATAAAAAATTATTCTTCTTATGATTATGAAGAATTAATATCAAGATCAATTATTTATCTAAATGAAAATAAAAATAATATGAAGTATTAGGCATTTTTAGATGTTCTCTTTCGTCGTGATGAAGTTTTAGAAGAAGATGAAGAAGATTTTTCAAATTGAGGAACCATCACACGAGCTGCCATTAATGCTACGGCAGCTGCGAATGGTGCTAATTCAACAGCACCGCCTTTTCGTGAAGAACAAGCACATCCTCCTTGTTGTTGTTTTTGATTTAATAGATCTGTGGTTTTTTGTAGGAGATTATTTCCCATAGATAATAGATCACCACCTTTCTTTGTTTTTTTCATATGTTTTCCAGCACCTTTCGTTTCAGTAAGCATATAAGAAGATTTCACATCGGCAAATTCACGACAACCACCAGAAGTTTTTAGTTGATTAATGGCATTTTCGAGGAGCATATAATTATCACTTACACTTCCATAACAACCACCTTTTTTTCTTGGTTTTAAAGACATTTCTATTATTTATGGAGATAAAAAACTAAAAAAACAGCTATAATAGTTGTTAAGAAATTGAGGATAAGGAATACGATTAAAAAGGGAATTATATAAAATAGGAGATATACGAGAATAGGTTTTATAATCTCTGTTCGAATATCAGATCGTAATAATTCATCTTTAATGAATTTGATGATAATATTTATGAATTTATTTTGCGTCATTATTAATTCTAATTACTTCCTATTATAAATAAGAATGAAACAAATGTTTAAAAATCCGCAAAAAAAAGGAAAGATATTTATTTCATATCCAAATGAGAAGGTAGTTGTGGATTTAAATGAAATTAAAATAAAGAATTTGAAAGAATTGATTGATAAGAATGGTTATTTTATTGAATGTAATATTCCTTCTTCAAATAAGACGATAAAAAAGATTAAAGATGTTGATGATATTGCCTATAAATCTTTGAAAGAAAATTATCAAGAATGGTTTATGGATGATGAAGAAACATCTTCTAAAATAGATGATATATATATAAATTCTTATGAAGATGATATGCCTATGACGATTATTTTAAGTAATAAAATAGAGGCAGATATTATTATAGATAATGAGGAGAAAGAGAGTTATGAATTAATTAATTTTCTTAATTCGAATAAGAAAAATAAGAATTATATAATTAATGTTTCTATTATTTTACTTGGGATATATATATCAAAGACGAGTATTTTAAATAAATGGGCGATAAGATATATAAATATCGAGACGATAAAGGAGAATGATTATGATTGGAATAGAAGGGAATTAGAAGATGAATGGAAATATGATTTAATTAATTTTGAGGAGGAAAGCAGAGAAAAAATGAAGAAGATGGAAGGGATGATTTATAAGGCGAATGAATTATATGAGGAGATAATTAATGAAACTGATATTAAAATCTGGGAGAATAAATTGGATAAACTTAAAACTATTATTTTTAGAAAATAATATTTATATGATAATAGAAAGATATTATATAAATGGCATCAAATAGTTCCTCCGTCGTTATTTCATTTTCCATCGCTATTTTATTACTATTAATCCTCCTTCTTCTGCTTTCTTATAATTCCAAGAATAAGCGAGATAATATGGAGAATTTTCAAGATAATCAATTTATAAATTCTATAACCAATCCTGTTCAAAGTTTTAATGATGTAATCAATTCTTTAACAAGTGATAATAAACAGAAGAAGGAGAAATTCAAAAGTATGGCATCATTTGACCCTTATGCACGTTCATCAACTATAACAAATCCAAATATGGGATATGAGGCGAATGATGAGGGTGTGAATAATTATGCTTCGCTGAATGGTGAAAGAAATAAAAATAAATTTATGCCAATTAATGAAGGTTTTGAAACTTCCCAAGACCCTACGACTTGTCTTAAAAAAGAGAAATTAACTTCCCAAGATTTACTTCCAAAAGACGCTCAAAATCTCAAATGGGCGAATATCAATCCCTCTTCACAGGCAAATATTGAAGACCAAAATTTCTTAACCGCGGGCTATCATATTGGCGTTAATACAGTAGGACAATCTTTAAGAAATGCTAATTTACAATTACGATCTGAAATTCCTAATCCACAAGTTGCAGTTAGTCCTTGGTTAATATCTACGATTGAACCTGATATTCGTTCAACTACTCTCGAAATAGGAAGTGCTCCATCCTATTAATCAAAAGAAACATAGCATTTTGTTATTAAGATGTCATTTTTAGGAAGAACAACATTCTTTTTATTTTTCACGGTTCTTTTATAAGAATGATTTGACATATTTTCATAAATTATTTTTTCATTCATTAAAGCATAATTAATGACCCTATTATTAAACGCCCATTTAAAGAAATTTAATTGTCCTATGGTAGTTTCAATTGCCGTTCCTTTACTTGATATATATGAAATTCTATCGTGACGACGGAACGAATCGAAATTGATTTTCTTGAATGATTTTAATTGAGACCTATAATCAAGATAAAGATTAATCATCTTATAATTATTCGAATTATTCTCTGGAAGTTTATCATAAATTTCATCATCATTCAACGAAATCCAATAAATCATATTATTATTCTTCGCATAATTCGTTACTAACCAATCAATCATCCTTAATGATAATTGATGTTTACAATCAATTATCGTCTTTAATATTTGAAGATAATTATCATTTTTTTCATAAAAAGATGATAAGGATGATAATAATAGTTCCTTCCCTGTATCAGTCATTAAATATGGATATTATCATTTTTCTTATATCAGTTATTTAGAGAATTGTATCATATCCATTATTAAAGCTATTATGGAAATTCCCAAGAGAACACCAATTTTCTTATCCCATAGATAAATATAGATATTTAAGAAGATGAGGATAATTAAGAACCAAAAATTTTCATAAAATTCTAAAATTGCTTCTGGATAGGGCACGGATGGTCGTAATCCATAAATAAGTAAATATGCCGTTAAAACACCTATGATAATATATTTAAAGAAGATTAATAATTCCATCTATTTCTATAATTATTTATCTTTTTTATTATCATTAATAATTATAGAAAAATGCTTGATTTTGCTTCAATAGAAGAAGCATTTCCTAATGATGATAAAAAGAAGAAGAATAAGAAGAATGGTTCGAATGATTGCAAACCTTTACAAACTCCTAATTATGAAACCCCTATTTGTGATAATAAAGAGGTTGTGAAGAATATTATGGAAACATCTTTAAATCCGCCAAATGATTTTAAGAAAGATGGAATAAAAGCATTTGATTTCGATGAATATGATGCTTATTTATCGGTGAATGATATAAAGACAAATAATCAAGATAATTCTCTTGAATATAGGACAACTCCTTTACTTGCTGATTATCTTAAAAGTCTGCGAAAAGATTTTCCAACGGTTCCTTCAAATGTAGAACAATTTACGAATATGAATATGACAACGAATATTAAAATAGATGTTAATTTATATAATCTATTTCTATTTATCTTTTTAGGAATTATTATTATTATTCTCATTCATCAAATAACTTCATTAGTTAAAGAATAAATATAAAGAGTATTTATAAATGATGAATAAATGAAACAAATTACTCATTTAGTTTTTGCTGGAAATGCTCTAAAATCCCTTTGTATTTGTGGTATTCTTCGTTATATCTATTTCTATGGTTTAGATAAGAATATAAGAGATGTCGCTGGAACATCGATGGGTGCTTTTTTTTCATTAGCATATGCTCTTAAAATTCCCATAGAGAGATTAGAAGAGATTATTTATAAAACGATGAAAAATGAAAAAATAACGAGAATATATCCTAATAATTTATTTGATTTGATTAATAACTATGGTCTAAATAGTTCTCTTAATTATTTTCATGAAATTCGTAAATATCTTAAAGAAGTTTATAATCAAGAGGATATGACTTTTATCGAATTAACAAAAAAAACAGGTGTGAATTTATATGTTAGTGTAACAGATGTTAATACAGGTTCAAATGTCATTTTTAATGTTGATAATTATCCTGATGTATCCGTTATAGATGTCGTAAGTGCTTCTATGTGTTTACCTATATTATCAAAACCAATTATTATAAATGGTAAATATTATATTGATGGTTATTTATCTAATAATTTCCCAATCGAAGTATTTAATCATATAAATAATGAATTTATTTTAGGAGTTGGAGTGAATACAGAAGAAGATATTTGTGAAACAACTGAAATGACATTTGTTAATTATTTCTTAAATATCTTCAAAATCTTTTATAATAATACGGATAAATTATGTTATTATGATAAATTAATGAACCATAAGAATATCTTATATATATCAAAAATTCCCATTAAAAATGTAATGAACCCTGAAATAACCGATGAATATATTGATTATTCGATTGATGAAGAAACTCTCAATAATTTATATCTACAAGGTTTTAAAGAAATGAATGATTATTTCAATAAAAGTCTGGATTTAGCTTTGGAAGAAAGGTCTTCTAATTTCCAAGATATATAAAGAAGATTTTGATTAGGTGCTGGAAGTCTCGTCGAATATAATCCATTCAATTTCAATTGTTCTATAATATATTCCATACAACTATCATAATCATAAAGCGGAAGACCGATGATGATTTGTGGAACTTTATAATAAAATGACATTCCACCGTGTTCCGCTATTTCCTTGATTTTGACATTTATTAAATTGAGAATATGAATGAAAACATTAATTCCTCTCAATTCTCTTTTTCTTTTAATTTCATATAAATCGTGTAAATTAACCATTATTAAACTAATAAGATAAATAATTATCCCTTTCTCGCCCATTCAAGAATAGCAGTCATATCCTTTGATTTATCTGTATATATTTTATAATTATCACCTGATTTATAAACAATCGCAGGAGGAGTATTTATCTTATTATCTCGTGCTATTGTTTGTCCTTGTGTATCCGTTGTTATATTATATTTTTCAGTTAAAAATTTATAATAAAATGGATTAGCAGAAACTTCATTCACAATCGAAGTCCAAGTATTATTAAAAGTGCTACAAGTAGGACATACTGTGTCTGTATTAAAAAGATATATCAATTTATCAGGAACAACAATAAAACCTTCTTTATTATGACTTGATAATAAGATATTAATAAAAACTGAAATTATTAATATTAGAATTAAAATTATTTTTATCATATTAATCTATTATTAATAATGAAAAATTATTTAATAAATTAAGGAATTATCTTAATGATTGTTTAAGGAATTATTTAAGGAATTAAGGAATTTATTAAGGAATATATTAAGGAATATGTTAATGATTATTTAAGGAATTATTTAATAAATTAAGGAATTAGTTAAGGAATTAGTTAAGGAATTATTTAAGGAATTTGTTAAGGAATTTGTTAAGGAATATATTAAGGAATATATTAAGGAATATGTTAAGGAATTATTTAATAAATTAAGGAATTAGTTAAGGAATTAGTTAAGGAATTATTTAATAAATTAAGGAATTAGTTAAGGAATTAGTTAAGGAATTTATTAAGGAATTTATTAAGGAATATGTTAATGATTAATTAAGGAATTTATTAAGGAATATGTTAATGATTAATTAAGGAATTTATTAAGGAATATGTTAATGATTATTTAAGGAATATGTTAATGATTATTTAAGGATTTTATTAAGGAATATGTTAATGATTATTTAAGGATTTTATTAAGGAATATGTTAATGATTATTTAAGGATTTTATTAAGGAATATGTTAATGATTATTTAAGGAATTATTTAAGGAATTATTTAAGGAATTAGTTAAGGAATTATTTAATAAATTAAGGAATTATTTAAGGAATTTATTAAGGAATATGTTAATGATTATTTAAGGATTTTATTAAGGAATATGTTAATGATTATTTAAAGAATATGTTAAGGAATATGTTAATGATTATTTAAAGAATATGTTAATGATTATTTAAGGATTTTATTAAGGAATATGTTAATGATTATTTAAGGATTTTATTAAGGAATATGTTAATGATTATTTAAGGAATTATTTAAGGAATATGTTAATGATTATTTAAGGATTTTATTAAGGAATATGTTAATGATTATTTAAGGAATTATTTAAGGAATATGTTAATGATTATTTAAGGAATTATTTAAGGAATATGTTAATGATTATTTAAGGAATATGTTAATGATTATTTAAGGAATAAATTAACTTAATAATGAATTTATTTTTTTGATTTTTCTTGAATGAAAAAGGAATTTATTTATTAAAAATTCTTAAATAAAAATAAAAGATTAGGCGACTTTTGATGAGACCCATTTATAAATTGCTTCTTTTGTTCGCTCGCCTTCATAGAGGAAATTTTTAGCAGGAGTTATTAGGATGATGGCAGGAGCATAATCGACATTATTTTCTTGGGAGATTTTAGTTCCTTGACCTTTATCATTTAAATCATATTTTTCCATAGTTAATTTATATGTAGCAGGATTTTTATTAACTTCTGTGGTTATTTCATCCCATATTGGCGTAAATTCTTTACAAAATCCACAAGAATTCATATATAAATAGACGAGTTTATTAGGAGTATTGGTGAAGAATTCACGATTTTTATAAGCACCAAATATAATAACACCTACGATGATGATAAATAGGAAAATACCTAAAACAACTAAAATAGATGAATTATCACTCTTTTTTGGTGATTTAAAGGAGGTTTTAAGGAAACTTTTTGAAGATGAAGATGGCATATTTCTAATTAATAGAAAGAAAAGAAAATTAATAATCCAGATATTATAAGAAAATTTAAATAGATGATATAAACAATTATCTTATCATTTATATTTGTAATTTTTTTTCCTTGTATCCAGATTATAGAATTTGTTATGAAAAAAAGGAAGATTAATAGGAAGATGATTAATATTATAATCATATATTCTAATAAAAAATGATATTTATTTATTTGAGATTATTTAAAATGCTTTTGATGATAAGTTTAATAAACTCATTTAGAAGTTGTATTCTTCATCATAATTCACCAGAGATTTATAATCTCAATTCCTTAAAACTCAAAGAAGGAATTATGAGTTTGGAACACATTTTCCCAAAATGTTATATGAATAAACGAAGTTTTAATGATTTACATAATATCTATAAATGTAATAATCTTATTAATAATTGTCGTTCTAATTATAAATATATGGATGAAGATTTAATTACTTCATTAGAGTTATATGAATTTAAGAAAGTTTATGAAACCGATAATTATATATCCAATAAATTTAAATTATTTATTCCAGAAAAAGAATGCAGAGGCATTATCGCTCGTTCTATTATGTATATGTCCTTCGAATATAATTATAAATTTAATAAAATTATTGATAGTAATATTCTTATTGATTGGTGTCTAAAATATCCTCCTAATAAACAAGAATATTATCATAATCATATCGCATTTATTAAACAATATAAAAAGAATAGATTTATCGAATTATATCATAAGAAAAATTATAAATCTTATATTATAAAATTATTTTCATAAAAAATGATTTAAGTTTTTTAAATTTAATTTTATTAATGTTTAATAAACGGAGGCAAGAGCAAACCGAAAGTGAAAATGAAAATTTCAAAGAAGGAAATAAAAAACATCAATTATTTTTAAATGAAGCTGCCGAAATTGCTAAACATTCTAATATGAACCAAAAACACGGAGCAATTGTCGTTTATAAAAATAAAATTGTCGCTTCTGGATTTAATTATATATGTGATTATATGAATAATAATTATAGCATTCATGCCGAAGTATCCGCAATTAGTCAAATGTTTCATAATAAAAAAATATTAGAATTCTGTGATATTTATGTCGTTAGAATAGCACCTGCGATATATGATAATTGTTTGAAAAATTCGAAACCTTGTCTATCTTGTTCCAAATTTATTAAAAAATATAATATCAGGAATATCTATTATTCCACAAATTATTATTATGATGAATTATATAAATGACAAAAAAAGTCCAAAAATGAGATTATGATTGTCCTCCACTTTCCACCTCTTTTTTTTCATCCTTTAACTCTTTATACACCAACTAAATACGCATATAAAGAGTTGAGGTTAGATTTTTGATTGTTTTAAATAATCAATAAAAGTCCAAAAATGAGAATATGGACGCCCTCCAACACCCCTTTCACAACTTCAAACGCCGTTCCCAAGACAAAGCGATTTCGTCTTCGAAACAATTTGGATCCTGAAAATCCTCCAATAAGTTCTCAACAACGGCAAAGATTTCCTCGTCGTCATAAAGTTCTCCATTAGAAGCGATGTATGTCATCTCTTTTCAGGATAAAAGTTTAGATTTTGTTTAAATATCATTTATTATTTGTTTTCTTCATTTCTAATACAAATTTAGAAAAATAATAAAAGTCCAAAAATGAGAATATGGACGCCCTCCAACACCCCTTTCACAACTTCAAACGCCGTTCCCAAGACAAAGCGATTTTGTCTTCGAAACAATTTGGATCCTGAACCTCTTCCTCACAACACTTCGCATATAACGGACAATTCTGGATGAGATATTCGAGAACGCACGGATAAATATCCTCGTCATCGCATAAATCACCACAAGAACTAATGAAAGTCATCTTGGTTCAGGATAAAATCTTTTTTTCAAGATTAAAATCATTTGTTTCTAAATTGCTTTGATTTTAATACAAAAATGAAATAATTATATTTAGATTTTTTATATATCAAGAGATAAGGAGACTTTTGGAATAACCCTTTTAATCGTCTTTTTCATAATTAATGGTCTATCTTCTTTATTAAAAATCTTTGCTAATAATTCATCCCCCTTCAAATCCTTATTATTTTCAATTATATCCTTGATTTCTTTGAGATTGATTGGTTTATGAGTTTCTCTTTTTGTCGCTTTAATCCTCCCATTCTGCGTATTTAAATCATTATAATTATATTTAAACATAAAATCTTCAATTTTGGAATTGAGTGCCTTTTGTAATGTCTTCCTCTCTTTTAATGCGACCACCAATTTCCTAATTATATCATCATATTTAAACCATTCACCAACAAGGTTTTTAAATGTATCTAATTCATCTTTCGAAGGTTCAGGAATATCATTAATAATTTCATCAATTTCTTTATCCATTTGTAATAAATATCAATAAATAATTCTTAAATTGATTTAGGATATTTTCTAACAACTCTCTTTCGTGATGAAGATGATTTATAAGTTAATGATGGTTCTCCTAATGAACTTAATATAAAATTACTTAAATTTGATTTCGTTCTTTGTTGATTAAATTCATCTTTCTTTTCACCTTTCGAATATAATACAACAGAAGGGAATGCCTGAACTTCTTTATAATCATCAGGTAATAAATCAAAATCATCATATTCAACTTGAAAAATTGAAACTTCTTTCATAAAATCCTGACGAGTATCCATCAATTCACGAATAACATCATAAAAGATTGGTTTAAATTGGTGACAATGTCCACAACTATTCCAATAATAGAAAATTATACAATCATTATTATTTCTATATACTTGATTTATTAAATTTTTTGTTCTATCATTATTAATAGTTATAAAAGGCATATTCTATATTATTTATAAATAATATAAAAAAATTGTTATTAATAATTAAACACGGATGAACTTTGAAGAACAATCCAATAAAATCTTATGTAATCATCTCTCTATTTTAAATAAGAAATTTGATGATGAAAATGAATTATTTTATAAGAAACAATTTAGACAGAATTCAACAAATTTTAATAATCCTGTTTCACAAAATTCCGAAAATCTCAATCAATTAAAATCATCCTATATATCCAAAAAAGATTGTATTTATACTTCAACTGAAATTGATTTGAAAGAATGGGAAAAAGTTTTCTTTACCACTAATGCCAAATTTGAATTTAATAAAAGCACACAACCAAAGATGAATGATTATAATTGTCCGTAATAAATGAGTGCTTCTTTGCTTACATTATTTTCCGCCTCTTTCTTTGAAAATCCTGTTGCCGTCGCTATTATCGTATGCGACCTATCTTTTATACAATAATTAAATACTTTCGAATTATCTTTTGTGATTATATTTAATTCATAGAATTTGGGAGTGAATTGGAATGTCTGTTGTGTATAATTCACCAACATATCCTTATAATTCGTCTTTTGTAAAATTAATTCGCTGAAATCTATATGATTTTCTATTATAGATATTATCCATAATTCAGCGATGAAATATCCAGCACCGGATAATGCTTGGATTGAAAGATGAGATGGAAGAATTACATTATCCTTCGTAGTTTGGAAATCTATGAATATGGCACCTATGAATGCCTCAAATATATCCTCCATAATCTTATAATTATTTCTTCCATTTGCTTCTTCAACTTGTTTGGATATAATAGCGAATTTATTAAAACCTATTTTCTCCGCTAAACTTCCTAACATCTTTCCATTTACAATCCTCGTCCTTATCTTTGATAAGAAACCTTCATTATGTTCTGGAAATCTCATATATAAATAATTGGCGACGATGAGATTTAAAATAGCATCTCCAAGAAATTCCAATCTCTCATAAGAAACATCTTGAAGAGGAATACAATTTGGAGGACATTTGGAATTACTTGAAACAAAATCACTATTTTTCATAGAACAATAGGATTTATGAATGAAAGCATTTCTATATAAATTAAGATTATTGAATTGAATATTCTCTAATCCATTATTCTTGAATAAATTCCTTAAATCTTGTTCTTGAAGTATAATATTTGAAGGATTGAATGGAAGTTCTTCATTTGTTAATTCCTTCGTCTTATTATGAATACTCTCAATCTTCTTCATCACCTTATTTCTTTTTATTTGAATGTTTTTAACTCATTTTTTATATTTATGACTTTTCTTAAATCAAATTTTAATTTATAAAAATCTTTTAAAAGATTATAATAAAATGATTTAAGAATAAGATTAATTAATCTTTATATCATTTTTCTTAAATCAAATTTTATTAAACAACAACAATTATTTAAAAATAATTTAGATATTGAATAAGTGATATGATGAAATTGAGTGAGAATATGAAACTTCTTCCTAATATTGATATTTATTTAATTCATAAATATCATAATATCAAAAATGATATTCCTTTTATAAAAACTTATGATATTATTATTGAAGTTTTGAATTATAAGAATTTGGAAGAGATTGAAAAGATAATTGATTTTAATCATTTAATTAAATTACTCAAATCTAAAAAAAATTTTAATGAAATTTATCAATTATTTTTAGATTATAAAAAAGTTAAAGGACTTGATAAAGAAGATATTATTGAAGAACCTAAAAAAATCATCAAAAAGATTTCAAAAAAAGAAACAAAAATCAAAGATGATATAAAAGAAATCAAAGAAGAAGAAACAAAGAAACTTAAATATAAGAAGAAGAGGATTTCAGCGACCTTGAAGAGATTAGTATGGAATTATTGGATTGGTGAAGAAATTGGAAAATCAAAATGTCTTTGTTGTAAAATAACGGATATAACTGCTTTTTCTTTCAATTGCGGTCATATCATCGCTGAAAGTAAAGGCGGTGAAACCATCTTATCCAACTTAAAACCTATTTGTCAAAATTGTAATTCAAGTATGGCAAGTATGAATATGGATGATTTTATGAAAACCTTTCAATAATTTTTTTATATTCTTTCATAAATGAAATTAATTTTTTGGAATTATAATTTATCATCATTTCATTTTGAAACATATGAATTACATATGACTTTAAGAAATTTGTTGATTAAAATAAAAAGTTTTATTATAGAAGATACTTCAAGAACTATTCAATTCCTCAAAGTTAATAAAAATAATCCAAAGATTTTATTAGATGACAATAATCCTTATTTCGATTTATCTATCTCTATTTATGATTATATGATTTTTTATGGAATTCAAAAAAGAAATGAAATAGATTTTATTTTCAAAATTATTTAATATATTTATTTATATTAGAAAATGTTAAATAAGATGAGAATAAGAGGGGGGTAATATAGATAATATATTAGCAAATTATATGAATATATATTATAGAACAACATTATTATATAATATTATTACAGTAAATTAATAAAGATATACAAAACATTTTATCTAAATATAATGAAGAAGAACTTCAAGCTCTTTCATTAGAATTAGAAAATTTAGGAGGAAATATAAAAACAAAGAAAACGATTAAGAAATATTAAACCAGTATATCAATCCATTTGAAATTATCGTAGATGGAATTCTTGATATTGAGATAGAATTTCAATTGGAAACATTCATCAATTATTTCCTTATCCTTCTTATTCAATTTCTTTTGGAATAGTTCTTCTACATTATCAATCATCGCTAGAATGCTAATCTTCTTATTCATTTCCTTCATTTTTATTAAGATTTCTTCATTTGATAATTGAGGAAATTTATTTAAGATTATATCGCATATATTCTTAATTTGTTTCTTGGAGATATATGGACTTCTTGCCTCATTCGTATTTCCATTCGTTCTAACCGCTGATTTAAATTCATTCTTGATTAGATTTGATAGATGAATTTTGCGTTTGGATGGTAATTCACGAAAATCAATAGGTTCATTATTATTCAATCTTCTAAATAAATCAATAATATCACCTTCATTTGTCTCATCACATTCAATATCATATAACCATAGAATAATATCATCATTATTAGAGAAATCTGGATCATCTAATTCTATGAATTTTTTAATTGCTTCTCGTCGATGTTGTCCGTCCAATATCATAATATCTTCATTAGACTTATTAAAGAATGCGTGTAAAGTCCATCCAAATTTACAAGAATTATGTTTAATTTCTTGATATAATTCATCAACTTTTTCGAGATTTAAAGAACGATTGTAAATCCAATTCTGCGTATATTGAATTAGACATCTATAATTCATCTTTATCAAACGAATATTCTCATTCTTATTATAAATGATTTCATA